ATGCAAACAGAATCGCTCAAAGAACTAGAAGAGGTAAAGGTAACATTATCATTACTTCAGCTGATGTAGCGAGTGCTTTACAAATGGCAGGTGTATTAGACTATACTCCAGCTCTTAACAACAATCTAAATGTTGATGACACAGGTAATACTTTTGCAGGTGTTCTTAACGGTAGATTTAAAGTGTACATTGATCCATATAGTGCAAACTCAGCAAGTGCTCACTACTATGTAGTTGGCTACAAAGGTACTTCACCTTATGACGCTGGTATGTTCTATTGCCCATATGTACCACTACAAATGGTAAGAGCAGTTGGTCAGGACACTTTCCAACCGAAAATCGGTTTCAAAACTAGATACGGCTTACAAGCAAACCCATTTGCTGAAGCTGGAACTGGTGATGCTGCTGTTATTAACGGTGCTGGTTCTGCTAACGCTAACAGATACTACCAAAGAACGCAAGTTGCGAACTTAATGTAATATCTGTTTATACAGAAATACGAAAAAGGGCGGTTTATCCGCCCTTTTTTTTGGCCTTTTTCCAGGTTGGATAAATAGTTTATATGAAAAAAAAGAGAAGAAATAAGAGATTGGGTAAAATGTTTATACAATATTCATGGATATTTGGTATTGCTGGTGCATTATTTTTACTTGCTTATTTCACATATCCTGACAAGAAAAATGCTTTAGAATACCTTGAAAAAAGAATAAACGATATTCAAATGCAAAGAGAAGTATTAACTGAAAAAGAAAAACAACTAGAAAAATTAGCCACGGAACAAGAGTGGAAAGAGGTCGACAATGACAACAACAAATAGTTTTGCACGACAACCAACAAGTTTAGATTATGCGTCACCAACGCAGTTTAAATTTCAAATTACAAAACTACCAAAAGTAGAATATTTTTGTACACAAGTAAATGTACCATCTTTATCAATTAGTGAAGTAAGACAACCTACACCCTTTGTAGATGTACCTATGCCTGGTACTACACTTTCATATGGTAGTTTAACAATGACATTTTTGGTTGATGAAAATTTAGAAAACTTTGAAGAAATACATGGTTGGTTAAGAGGTATTGGTTTTCCAGAAAGTTATGGAGAATACAAAGACGCCGCTGCCGCTGGAAGTGATAGATTTCCTGGTGGCGATAATGCAGTTTCAACTGAACCAGGTAAAGTAAAATATGGTGCACCAAGTCAAGGTGCCTTATTTTCAGACGCAACTTTGATAGTATTAACAAGTAAAAACAACCCTATTAAAGAAATAAGATTTAGAGATTTGTATCCAGTTTCTATTGGTGAATTACAATATGACCAACAAGCAGCTGATGTACAATATTTAACGGCAAGTGTAACTTTTAATTATAATAGATACGATTTTGCAAGTGTAGGTGCTTCGGCAACTACTGTTACAACTTCATAATAAACCTTTACTTTTTTAGGTTTTTGTGATATAATGGTATGAAATATTAATAATGGATAAATTATGGATTTAGAAAAACTACAAGAAATGGCCGACAAAGATTTGGCCATAAATGAAACTGAACTAGATTTAGAATCCCTTAAAACTCCTCAATTACATAACAAGTATATGAAACACTATACAAAGTTTAAATTGATGTTGACAAAAGCGGAAACAGATTATAGACAGCTTAAAAAAGAAAAATGGGAATATTATACTGGCAAATCAGACGCTTCAGTATATGCAGAAAAACCATTTGACTTAAAAATATTAAGAACAGATGTTGATAAGTATATTGAATCAGACGAAGACCTTATCAAAGGTAAACAAAAGATTGAATATTTAACAACTGTTGTTGATTACCTCGATAGAACAATCAGACAAATATCAAATAGAACATTTACAATTAAAAACGCTATTGATTGGCGTAGGTTTACAAGTGGCGCTGTTTAATGGCTGTAGTAAAGTATATAGTTTTAGAAAAGAAAAACGAAGTCTATCTGTCTATTGAAGCAGAGGCTGGTATTCGTAGAGATTTATCAGAATACTTTACATTTGAAGTACCAGGTTTTAAGTTTATGCCTCAATATAGAAACAGAGTATGGGATGGAAAAATAAGATTATATTCTTATCAAACAGGCCAAATATATGCAGGATTATATCCTTATATTATTAAGTGGTGTAAAGATAATAATATTGAGGTCGTGGATGGTAGTAAAATAAAAGATGTTACTGTTGATGAACAGGCCGTTGATGGTTTTATAAAAGCATTAAAAATACCTTTTGCAGTTAGAGATTATCAAAGAGAGGCATTTATTCATGCAATTAAAAAAAGTAGATGTTTATTGTTATCACCCACAGCTAGTGGTAAATCACTTATAGTTTATTTAATAACTAGATTTAATTTAATTAGATTAAAAAATAAAAAACAAAATAAAGTATTAATTATTGTACCTACAACATCATTAGTAGAACAGTTAACAAAAGATTTTAAAGATTATGGTTGGAATAGTGAAACAAATGTACATAAAATATATCAAGGCCATGATAAAGACACAGATAAAAGGGTTGTAATATCTACATGGCAATCAATCTATAATCTACCAAAGGCATGGTTTAAACAATTTGGTACAATAGTAGGTGATGAGGCACACTTATTTAAGGCAGTTTCATTAACAAAGATTATGTCAAAACTTGAAACTTGTAAGTACCGATATGGTCTAACAGGTACATTAGATGGTACAAAGACACATAAATTAGTATTAGAGGGTTTGTTTGGTACAGTAAATAAAGTAATATCAACAGCTGAGTTACAAGAGAAAAAACAACTTGCTGACTTGAAAATATACGGATTGATATTAGGTTATGATAATGGTAGCAGACAATATGTAAATGGACTTAATTACCAAGAAGAAATGGATTTCTTGGTTGCACATGAAAAAAGAAATAAATTTATAGTAAATCTGGCCGCTAAATTAACAGGCAATACATTATGTTTGTTTCAGTATGTTGAAAAACATGGTGCTGGATTATACGCAGATATAACAAAGAAAGCAGAAAACAAAAAGGTATTTTATGTTTACGGAGGAGTTGAAGCAGAGGACAGAGAAAAAATTAGAGAAGTTACCGAAAAGTCAGACAACGCAGTTATCGTGGCTTCGTATGGGACTTTCAGTACAGGCATTAACATCAGGAATTTGCATAACATTATTTTTGCTAGTCCTTCTAAATCTCGCATAAGAAATTTACAAAGTATTGGTAGAGGTTTAAGATTAAAAGATGATAAATCAAAAGCTACTTTATATGATATAGCAGATGATTTAACCTTTAAGGAGAAAGAGAATTACACATTATCACACTTTAGAGAAAGGATAAATATTTACAATGAAGAAGAATTTGATTATGAAATCCATAATGTGGACTTAACAAAATGACAAACATTAAAATAGTTAAGCTAGAAAACGGAGATGATATTGTTTGCTCGTTCCCGAGTGACCAATTACCGGAAGAACACGCATTATTAAGAATTACCAAACCATTACAAATTAAATATATTCCACAATTAACACCAGGCGGGTTTAGAGATTATGTGGCTTTAGTTAAATGGGCGGCTTATACAAGTGACCAAGTTATTACTATTCCAAAACAAAAGATAATGACTATCACAAACGCCACCAATGAAATGCAAAAGTCTTATGTGAATATTATTAAAGATTATAATGTATTAGATAAAGTGCCAGAGAGAGTACAAAATATGAAGTACGAACAACAAAGGCTAAGTGATGAACAAAACAAAGAAGTTAATGAGATATTTAATGAGTTTGAGGACGAAGACCCGACCTTCCATTAATAAAAATAAAAATCAAGTATCTAACAGTTGGCTTAGGAGTATTCTCTATGACGGCAGACACCGTCTATTATATCTATTTTTCCACCAGAGTCAAGCGTGGATTAAATTATTTTTTAATATTAAATTGTGCAACTCAGCATTGACAAAAGCGAGGTATTAGTGTATTATGTCCAATATGAATAAAAAAACAAAAACGCAAAAAGAACACTATGTAAATAACAAGGAGTTTTTAGCTGCTATGATTGAGTATAAAAAGTCAGTCGCAGAGGCAGAAAAGAAGAAAAAAATTAAACCTCCTGTTACAGATTACATAGGTGGATGTTTCTTAAAGATAGCGAATCACCTGTCATACAGACCTAATTTTATTAATTATACTTTTAGAGATGATATGATTAGTGATGGTATAGAGAATTGTTTACAATATTTAGATAACTTTAATCCAGAAAAATCTAATAATCCGTTTGCTTATTTTACACAAATTATTTACTATGCTTTTATTAGAAGAATACAAAAAGAAAAAAAACAAACAACCATTAAACAAAAACTAATAATGGAAGCTAATTATGATGATTTGACATTGCAACCTGGAGAAGATAGAGAGTTTAAAAATCAGTTTACAGAATTCTTACAAAAAAATACCGTCATAGACGAGCCAGCTAAGAAAGAAAAGAAAACTAAAAAGAAATCAAAATCAACTTTGGAATATTTTATTAATGAAGATAGCGTTACTGAATGATACACACTTCGGATGCCGTAATGACTCGCCTGCTTTTATAGAATACCAAAATAAGTTTTATAATGATGTCTTCTTTCCTTATTTGAAAGAACACAATATTAAGACATTGGTACATTTAGGTGATGTTGTTGACAGACGAAAGTTTATAAACCATAATACAGCTCATAACTTTAAACAAGTTTTTTGGAACAGGTTAGAAGACCTAAATATTGATACACATATCATTATAGGAAACCATGACACTTATTACAAAAACACAAACGAAGTAAATGCCCTACAAAATCTCAACATTAACAAGGATGCTAAAATCTATACTAGAGCAACTACTGTTAACTTTGATAACCTTGATATACTTTTTTTGCCTTGGATTTGTGATGATAACTATGATGATAGCTTATATGCTATTGACAATTCTACTACAACCATTGCAATGGGTCACCTCGAAGTTAAAGGCTTCGAAATGCACAAAGGCGTGTACAACGACCACGGATTAGAAAAATCTCAATTTAATAAATTTGAAAAAGTATTATCTGGACACTTTCACAAAAAATCAGATGATGGTCGTATCTATTATCTAGGCACACAATACGAAATTACATGGTCAGATTATAAATGTCCTAAAGGTTTTCATATATTTGATACAGATACAAGAGAGTTAGAAAGAGTAATTAACCCTTATAGAATGTATAAAAAGTTATATTATAATGATAAAGAAACAAACTATTCTAATTTTGATTTATCAGAGTTTGATAATTCATATGTTAAAATATTTGTTACTAATAAAACAGATGAAGATATGTACAATAATCTTATTGAAAGATTTTATAATACAATATCTGTACATGAATTACAAATTATAGAAGACCCTATTGATGTGGCCTCTACAGTTAGAAGTGATATATTAGAACAAGGTGAAGATACATTAACATTTTTAGGCAATTATATTGACCAGGCCGAAACAGGCGATTTAGATAAACACAAACTAAAAGAGTTTGCTAGAGAATTATATGGTGAAGCAAGTGAATGATTAAATTTAAAAAAATTAGATATAAAAACTTTCTATCAACAGGCAATATACCAATTGAAGTAGAATTAGACAAATCATCAACAACACTAATTGTTGGTAGTAATGGTAGTGGTAAGTCAACACTACTTGACGCATTATGTTATGCCTTGTTTAACAAACCATTTAGAATAATTAAGAAAGACCAAATGGTCAACACTATTAATAATAGTGACACGCTTGTTGAAGTAGAGTTTGAAGTAGGTACAAATCAGTATATGATAAGACGAGGTATTAAACCAAGTTTATTTGAAATATATCAAAACAATAAGCTTATAAACCAAGACGCAAGTAGTATTGATTATCAAAAGTACCTTGAACAAAACATAATGAAACTTAATTACAGGTCGTTTATTCAAGTTGTAATATTAGGTTCTTCATCATACGAGCCATTTATGAAGATGAAACCAAGATACAGACGAGAAGTTGTTGAAGAAATCTTGGACATAAGAGTTTTTGGCCTCATGGACTTGATTTTGCGTTCCCAACAAAGTGATTTACAAAAAAGTCTAACGGAGGTGAGGCACCAATGTGAGTTAAT